CAAGCTTCTCAAATGGCAAAGGAGCAAGGTATTTCTTACGAAGAAGCACTTAAACAAATAAAAACTGATACACCTTTAGATATTCCAGGTTTAGATTTCAAAATTGATTATTCATTACCTAAACCTATAGAAACATTAGCAGGCGGCGGTATGGTAGGAATACGTAAACCAAATGCAATAGCACCAACAGGAGGACCCATGGATCAAGGCTTGCGTTCACTATACATTAATGATAAAGATTACTAGGAGTATAAATGGCAGAAATAGATAAATCACTCCCGAATGTTCGACACGAGGTAAAAATACCTGGCGCGCAAGCGCCCACAGATGTTGACATTACGGAAGAACAACAAAGACAACCTGTAGAAGTAACCCCCGATGAAGAAGGTGGTGCTACAGTTAATTTTGAACCACGAGCCGTGAATCAAGCTCAGTCAAACACGCACTTTGATAATCTAGCCGATATTTTACCAGAAACAGTTTTAGATCCCGTTGGAATACAACTTAGACAAAATTATACAGATTATAAAATGTCTAGAAAAGACTGGGAAAGTTCGTACGTTAATGGTTTAGATCTTTTAGGATTTAAATACGATAATAGAACAGAACCTTTCCAAGGAGCGTCCGGCGCAACTCACCCCGTTTTAGCAGAAGCTGTTACACAGTTTCAAGCACTTGCTTATAAAGAATTACTCCCTGCAGATGGACCTGTTAGAACTCAAGTTATTGGAATATCCAATCCTGCTAAAGAAGCTCAATCACAAAGAGTTAAAGATTTTATGAATTATCAACTTATGGATCAGATGAAGGAATATGAACCTGAATTTGATCAAATGTTATTTCATCTACCACTAAGTGGTTCTACTTTTAAAAAAGTTTATTATGATGATTTATTAGGACGAGCAGTTTCAAAGTTCATCCCAGCAGACGACCTCGTAGTTCCGTATACGGCTACCTCATTAGACGATGCGGAAGCGGTGGTCCATGTTATAAAAATTTCAGAGAATGATTTAAGAAAACAACAAGTATCTGGTTTCTACACCGACATTGAACTAACAAAACCTGTCACTGTAGATGCAGACAAAGTAGTAGATAAAAAAAGAGAATTAGAAGGAACCACTACATCAACAAGAGTAGAAAGTATGTACACGTTATTAGAGTGTCATACAAATCTGGATTTAGAAGGTTTCGAAGATGTTGGCCAAGACGGTCAGCCAACTGGAATAAAATTGCCTTACGTCGTAACAATCGAAGAAGGTAGTATGAAAGTTCTTTCAATCAGAAGGAACTACGCGCCCAATGATCCATTAAGAAATAAGATCCAATATTTCGTCCACTTCAAGTTTCTGCCAGGACTAGGATTTTATGGATTTGGACTCATTCATATGATTGGCGGTTTGAGTAGAACAGCAACGTCTGCTCTCCGTCAATTATTAGATGCGGGAACTTTATCTAATTTACCAGCCGGATTTAAACAGAGAGGTGTCAGAGTTAAAGATGACGCTAAACCGATACAACCAGGAGAATTCAAAGATGTGGATACGCCTGGTGGTAATCTAAAAGATGCATTTGTATTTTTACCATACAAGGAACCTTCAGCTACATTATTGCAGCTGTTGTCAATTGTAGTTCAAGCAGGACAGAGATTCGCGTCCATTGCTGACATGCAGGTCGGGGACGGGAACCAAGGCGCAGCCGTTGGTACGACCGTGGCTCTTTTAGAACGGGGTTCAAGAGTAATGTCAGCAATCCATAAACGATTGTATGTAGCTCTTAAACAAGAATTTAAATTACTAGCAAAAGTATTTGCTCAGTATTTACCACCTGAATATCCATACGATGTTGTGGGCGGACAAAGAAATATTAAAGTAGCTGATTTTGATGAAAAAGTAGATGTACTACCAGTAGCGGATCCAAACATTTTTTCAATGTCACAAAGATTAACTTTAGCACAAACTGGACTACAGTTAGCGATGTCTAATCCACAAATGCACAATTTGTACACAGCATTTAGAAAAATGTACGAAGCGTTAGGAATGAAAGATATTGATAGAATTTTACCACCACCGCCACCTAATGCACCTAAAGATCCGTCTTTAGAACACATCGATGCATTAGGAGGAAAACCTTTTCAAGCATTTCCAGGACAAGATCATAGAGCACACGTTACAGCGCACTTAAATTTTATGTCAACTAACATGGTTAGAAATAATCCAGCAGTTATGGCTGCTTTACAGAAAAATATTTTAGAACATATTAGTCTAATGGCTCAAGAACAAGTACAATTAGAATTCAGAGAACAAATGCAACAGTTACAAATGCTACAACAGCAAGCTGCACAGAACCCACAAGCACAACAACAAGTGCAACAAATCACTCAACAGATAGAAGCACGAAAAGCTGTGTTGATTGCAGAAATGACTGAAGACTTTATGAAGGAAGAAAAGAAAATTACTTCACAATTCGATCATGATCCACTTTTAAAACTTAAATCTAGAGAAGTTGATTTAAGAGCAATGGAAAATGAACGTAAACAACAAGAAATGAGTAAAAAATTAGAAATTGATCAAGCTAAATTAGTTCAAAATAGAGATATTACTGAAGATAAACTTGAACAGAATGAAGAATTAGCAGAACTTCGAGCTGATACTTCAATTGAGAAGCAAGAAATGGCAAATGAAAATAGATTGACACTTGCAAAAATGAAACCTAAGGGAGGCAACGGTGCCGCTAACCGATAAAGGTAAAAAAATTATAAAATCAATGAAAAAACAGTATGGTAAGAAAAAAGGAGAAAAAATCTTCTATGCATCTGCCAATAAAGGCACTATAACAAACATAGATAAAAAAAGGAGCACATAATGGCGTGGAATTATAAAAAAAGTAAGCCTGTTAAGATGGAAGCATCTAAAGTTGTGACTGATCCTAGATCAGAAACTAGCATTAGAGGAAAATCTAGATTAGCAGTTGGAAACAAACAACCTGTTTCTGGCTCAGGCGCTGCTAGACGACAAAAAGACGTAACCTGGGTTTAGTATGTGGTTAGGAGCAATTAAACTTGCTTTAAATGCAGGTACGCACATTTACAAAAAGCGTCAAGAGACAAAGATGGCTATGGCTGACGCGCAATACATGCACGCTACTAAGATGGCCCGAGGTGAGGAATCTTACCAGGGCAAACTTTTAGAATCCAGAGACAAAGATTATAAGGACGAGGTTGTTTTAGCGATTCTCACACTGCCCATAATAATTTTGGCCTGGGGGGTCTGGTCGGACGATCCGGCCGCAATGACGAAAATAAATCTTTTTTTCGAGCATTTCAAAGCGCTCCCTTCATGGTTCACAAATCTCTGGATTTTGGTATGCGCGAGCATATTTGGTATAAAAGGAACTCAAATTTTTAGGAATGGGAAATCAAATAAAAAATAATGCCATTTCAATCAGAAAAACAACGAAAATATCTACATGCTAACCACCCTGAAGTAGCGGTTAGATGGGAAAAAAATTACAAAAAAGGTGGACCTGTCCGTGTTGCAATTGCAAGGGGATGTGGTAAAGTAATGAGTGACAGACGCAAAAAAACTAAGTATTATACTTAAGAGGAAAAAAATATGAGACAAAATGGAGTACGATCAGATGTCAGATTTCCTTATGGGGAAGCTGGCTCTGTTAAAAAACAAGGATACAAAGATCGAAAAGACGAATCCATTGCTATGAGAGTTAGAAAGCCAAGAAGTGCAGCACAACTGAAAGCTTCGGCTGATGAGTCTTACGGTAAATGGGGAAGCGCAGCTAAAAAATCTGGAAAGATTAATAGATAATGCCACAATTTTTTAATTCCACTGCGATGACTAAAAAGGAAATCATGGCGAGTCGTGAAGACCGTTATGATTATGCTAAAGGTGGTCGTGTTGGAGCTAAAGAAGGCAGATGGATTCAAAAAGCTGTGAAAGGAATGAGAAAAGATAAACCTTGCACAGGTAAAAAATTTGGAAGTAAATCTTGCCCTCCAGGATCTAAAAGATATAACTTAGCCAAAACTTTTAAAAAGATGGCTAAAAAAAGAGGATAATTATGGCAAATACAAGTAGAGAAAATAGACTAGAAGAACTAGGCAGAGTTGATGCTGAAAGAGCACATACTCGAAGAGGCGCACGAAATCTTCGTGATGAAAAAAGAAGAATTGTAAGTGGTCTTCGAGGCGGCGGAATTGCTAAAAGAGGCAAAGGAATTGCTTTAAAAGATGGCGGATCAGCTGGTGCAGTGATGAGTGGAAAAAAAGTAGGCATACAAATAAGATAGTTTATTGAATCTAAATGGATGAATTAATTTTAATTAATAAAGTTCAGAAGAGACTCAAAGAAAATTTACACGCAATCGGTGAGGCCATGTTAACGGGTAGTGGAGTTGACAATCACGAAAAATATAAGTATCTATTAGGACAGGCACACGCGACACAATTAACATTACAGGAAATCTCTAACCTGCTAAAAGCAAAGGAGCAACATGACTCAGGTGGAAACATCGTCGATATTAAAAAAAGAGGTCCCAAAGCATAAACATGCTTTAGCGGACAAATACAACGAAGAATCAAAAAATTTAAAAGATCCTTTACATCCCGACAATATTACAAACGTTGATCAACTTCCTGAACCTTCAGGTTGGAGACTTTTAGTTTTACCTTTTACTCCTAAAGACAAAACTAAAGGTGGAATTATTATTGCACAAGAAACTTTAGAGAAATTAAGAATAGCAACCAATTGTGGTTATGTTTTAAAGATGGGACCCTTATGTTATTCAGAAAAGAAATTTACATCGGGACCCTGGTGTAAAAAAGGAGATTGGGTTATCTTTGCTCGTTATGCGGGTTCAAGATTACCAATAGAAGGTGGAGAAGTTCGACTATTAAACGATGACGAGGTTTTAGGAACAATTAAAGATCCTGAAGCTGTTCTTCATCATATTTAACATAGGAAAGGAACTATGCCAGAAGAAAAAGAAAAAGAAAAACATGATCTTATTGATGTCGGCGAAGAAGAAGGCGCTGAAATTAATTTAGATGACAAAGGTGAACCAGAAAAAACGGAAGCACCCAAGGAAGAGAAGATAGAGGTTGAGGAAGTAGCACAGCCCGAAGAAAAAAAAGAAGGTGGAGAAGTTGAGGTTAAAGAAGAAAAGAAAGATGAGAAAAAAGAAGAGTTAGAAAAGTATAGTGAAGGCGTTCAAAAACGTATTGCTAAACTAACTCGTAAAATGCGTGAAGCAGAACGTCAAAAAGAAGAAGCCGTCGTTTACGCTCAATCAGTAAAAAGAGATAAAGAAGATTTAGAAAGTAAATTTTCTAGATTAGATAAATCTTACGTTTCTGAATTTGAAAGCAGAGTTAAGACTAATATGAAAGCCGCTAAACAGGCTTTAAAAACTGCTATTGAATCTCAAAATGTTGAAGGACAGGTTACCGCACAAGAGCAAATTGCAACTTTAACAATGGATGCAGCAAGATTAAATGCTTTAAAAGAAGCTGAAACTTCAAAACCTAAAGAAAAGGATGTTAGGATTACGCCTCAACAATATAGGCCACAGGTTACTCCTGATCCTAAAGCAGAAGACTGGGCAACCAAAAATACTTGGTTTGGTAATGATTCGGCTATGACTTATACGGCTTTTGATATACATAAAAAGCTTGTAGATGAAGAAGGTTTTGATCCTAAATCAAATGATTATTATAGTGAGGTGGATAAAAGAATAAGACTTGAATTCCCGCACAAATTTGATAAGATGGAAGGAACTTCTACAGAAAGAGCAAAACCTGCTCAGAATGTAGCATCAGCGAAACGTTCAGCTTTCTCAGGACGCAGAAAAACTGTCAAACTCACACCATCACAGGTAGCAATTGCTAAAAGATTAGGTGTGCCACTAGAAGATTATGCAAAACAATTAAAAATCACGGAAGGAGCATAAGCATATGGAAACAGACGATAAAAAAACTTCACGTGCGAGTCAAACTAAAGCTAAAACAGCTAAAAAAGTAGTATGGGCTCCACCCTCAGCTCTCGATGCACCGAATGCGCCGGCTGGTTATCGACATAGATGGATAAGACATGAAGTCATGGGCTTTGATGATACAAAGAATATGGCGGCTATGATAAGATCAGGATACGAGCTCGTAAGAGCTGATGAATATCCAGATCAAGATTATCCAGTTATGAAGGAAGGCAAATACGCAGGAATGATCGGAGTAGGAGGCCTAGTGCTGGCTAGGATACCAGAGGAAATCGCGAAAGCTCGTCAAAATTATTTTGACAAACAAAACGAAGCTAAAGACGAAGCTATTAAACACGATATTCTGAAGGAACAGCACCCAAGTATGCCAATCTCACAAGAAAGGCAGACTCGTGTAACCTTCGGTGGTACAAAGAAAAACTAAATTTTTTAGTAATTCCTAACCAACGAAATTTTAACTAACCGTAGACTACGTATAGTAGTTTACAAAAGGAGCGAACTATGGCAAATGCAAGTACAACTGGATTTGGTCTAAGAACTGTCATGAATGTTGGAAATACTCCAGCAACTTCAGGACAATCTGAATATCAAATACAAACTGCACCCGGTGTAGCAAGTAACAAAGGTGACCCCATGTCTACTCAAGACTCTGGTGGTACCCAAGGTTACCAACAAGATGCATCGTTCACTACTACAGATGACGGCGGATTAGGTGGAACTTCTTGGACAACAGCAAGTTCAGCCTTAATAACAGGCGTTTTCAACGGAGCATTCTTTATAGATGCTAACGGAAAACCAACCTTTGCTAATAACATCGTAGCATCCCAAACAACGTCGACCGACTACAACACAGGAAGTGCTGTCATTACGTGTTTTGTAAATGACAATCCATTCCAAGAATATTGTGTTAAAGCGGACGCATTGGTGGGAGCCAGTGAAGCAGCAGCGCAAGTCCTTATGGCAGCGCAGTTACTTAACTATAATACTAACAACTATACAGCAACAGATAACGCGAGTGGTCAATCAATTACTACTCTAGATATCGGTTCTGCGAACCTGAAGAGTATGTTCAAAATTGTAAGATCAGCAAATGATCCGACTAATAATGACCTAACGGCAGCCGGAGCAAATCTTATCGTAGTAATTGCGGCAGATTCTGGTTTGTATACTTAAACAATCTAAATAGGAGATAAAAAAACATGGCAATATCAAGAGCACAGCTAGTTAAAGAACTAGAGCCAGGTCTAAATGCACTATTTGGACTTGAGTATAAACAATATGTGAACGAAGCAGCTGAAATATTTGATACAGAAAACTCTGACAGAGCTTTTGAAGAAGAAGTAATGTTAGCAGGTTTCGCTAATGCAACTGTTAAACCAGAAGGTCAGGGCATATCTTACGATAGCGCTCAAGAGACTTTCACAGCTCGTTATACAAACGAAACAATCGCACTTGCGTTCGCGATCACTGAAGAAGCGATCGAGGACAACTTGTACGATAGACTTGCAAGCAGATACACAAAAGCTTTAGCAAGATCTATGGCTAATACAAAACAAGTTAAAGGTGCGGCTATTTTAAATAACGGGTTCAATTCCAGCTACGCAGGTGGAGACGGTGTAGAATTATTTTCTACAGCCCATCCAACTTTAGCAGGGACTTTTTCAAACGAATTAGCTACAGCAGCTGATTTGAATGAAACTTCATTAGAACAAGCACTGATTGACATTGCTGCGTTCACTGATGAAAGAGGTCTAAAAATTGCAGCTAGAGGAATGAAAATGATTATTCCTTCTGCGCTTCAATTTACTGCTGAAAGACTGATGAAGTCTAAAGGTAGAACTGGAACAGCAGATAATGACATCAATGCGATCAATAATATGGGCGCAGTGCCGGAAGGTTATGTAGTTAATCACTATTTAACTGATACGTCTAAATGGTTCATTAAAACTGATGTTCCTAATGGATTGAAACATTTCACTAGAGCTCCATTGAAAACTTCAATGGAAGGTGATTTCGATACTGGTAATGTAAGGTACAAAGCTAGAGAGAGATACGTTTTCGGATTCTCTGACCCTAGAGGTGCCTTCGGATCAGACATATAATAAATAATTAATTAGGGGCGGAACACAATTCCGCCCCTTTTTTTATGCAAGGTGTAAAAATGAAGAAATTCCTCGTACAAATCCGCGCTTATGATTATTTCGCTAAATTTGAAATTTTAGCGCATGATAATCCTAAATCTATTGAACAGTCTATCCTTGACAAAGTGGGACAAAAAGATGTAAAATGGGAAAATCTTGGTAATGCATACCAGGATCAAAAAAGAATAACCTATGAGGAGGTTATAGATGACCGAAGACCTATACAAACAAAAGAGGTCCTTGGAGTTAGGGTGGCAGTATGAGTATAATCAACACGGAAAATATACTCTTAATATGGTCGAAATTGATGAGAAAATCAAAAGTATCATCACCCAGATCAAAGCTGAAGAGTTTAAAATTGCTGATAGAGAAAATAAAATTAGTGATTCAGCCCCCGAAGTTTCTGTGGCAACTTAGATAAACGCCACATCGCTGAAATCGTACTTTTATGCAAGGATCCCTTGCACTCTATATAAAAATAACATATAAATTCACCACTATACAAATTTTAAAAAAAATTAAATGTAGACGCGTATAGTCGACATCCCCTAGGGACTACATTTAAATATTCTAGGAGGAATATTATGGCAAACACAACCTTTTCGGGAACAGTAAGAGCGGAATCCGGTCTTAAGGTCTCTACTAAAAGTTCAACAACTGGTGCTTATACTGACTATTTTACAGTTGGTTCATCAGGTGCTTTAACTGCTAAAGGAGCAACAGGTCTAGCAACAACAGCTTTAATGACTGTTGGAACTGGTATATCTGCAGTAACAGCAGCAATTGTAAAACATTCAGTAGTACTTATTGGTAATATATATGAAACAACTATTGCTTTAGATCTAACAGGTTTAAACTCTGGTGATGCTTTATATGATATAATTGGTAAAGCAGCGACTGCGAACTGTCACTATGGACAAATCACAGCAGCTGTAAACGGTACTATTTTATCTGGTTACATGCAGTGTTTAGAAACACCTGGAACTGGAGAACCTGATATCGATTTGTATTCAGCGAATGAAGCAACTGGTACAGAGGAAGCTCTTGTTACTGGTTTAACTGAAACAGCATTGTTGGCAACAGCAGTTGATTGGACTGGTATACTAGCTCCAAAAGGCATAACAGTTGTACCACCTGCTAATGATTATTTGTATTTAACAGGCGGAACAAGTTCTAGTCCTACTAATAATACTTATGACGCTGGAAAATTTATACTTAAATTTTACGGATACAGCGCGTAATAAATAAACTTATGATGGGGCTTCGGCCCCATCTAGTAATCTTAATTAAGGAGGGATTATGGCAGACGCAGTACAAGGACCAGATATCTTGCAACAAAATGATGCAAGAGTGGTTATTAAAATAGTAAATGAATCAGACGGAAATGGTGGAACAACAGTTTTTGGTGACGTGTCAGCAATGGCAAAAAACAGTGAAGGTTCTTCTTGTATACACTTAGTATTACAAAGAATTTGGTTTTCTTGTTCACCAGGTAATGGTTTTGATTCATTCGCACGTCTAGATGAAGAAGATTCAGATGGCGACATTCCTATACTTGGTTTAACAGGATCAGGCTATTGGGACTTTAGAGAATTTGGTGGACTAAAAACCGACAAATCATCTAACAGTAACCAAAGTGATGTTAACTTTGTGGTTGCAGGCGCAGCAGATTCTGGAAACATGTATACGGCTATAGCAGAGTTTAAAAAGTTATATTCTGATTAGGAGGTAGAGCATGGCTAATACTACTTCTGAAACAGTTACTTTTGACAAAACATTTGCTGTTGATGAGATTATCAATGAAGCTTATGAGAGAATTGGTTCTCAAGTAACTTCTGGATATCAATTAAAAACAGCAAGACGATCTTTAAATATTCTTTTTCAAGAATGGGGTAATAGAGGTTTGCACTACTGGGAAGTAGCGGAAACTAATATTGATCTTATTGAAGGACAAGCGGAATATACTTTTTATAGAGCATCAGGTGATGGTACAAGTTCTTCAACAAATGCTTCATCAAGTGTTTATGGAGTAGCAGATATTCTTGAAGCAACACTTAGATCCGACAGAACAGCAACAGGTCAATCTGATTCTGCTCTTACAAAAATAGCTAGATCGGCTTATTCAGCATTATCAAGTAAACTTTCTAAAGGAACTCCAGCACAATATTTTGTTCAAAGATTCGTGGACAAAACAACTATAACCCTTTATCCAACACCAGATTCAACAAATGCATCAAAAGACGTTCACATGTTTTTTGTAAAAAGAATTCAAGATGCAGATGCAACTTATACAGATGCAACAGATATTCCATACAGATTTGTACCTTGTATGGTTTCAGGACTCGCATTTTATTTATCACAAAAATTTAACCCACAATTAGTACAACAAATGAAATTGTTGTATGAAGACGAGTTAACACGAGCATTGGCAGAAGATGGTTCTTCAGCTAGTACTTATATAACTCCGAAGAATTATTACCCGAATATATAATGGCATACGCAAGAGGAAAATACGCACAGGCAATATCAGACCGATCAGGAATGGCTTTTCCATATAATGAAATGGTTAGAGAATGGAATGGAATGTTTGTTCATAAATCTGAATATGAAGCTAAACAACCTCAATTACAGCCACGACCTCATGGTGGAGATGCACAAGCTTTACAAAATTCTAGAACAGATAGAACAGAAAATACTGTAGCACAATTATTAATCCCTGATCCATTTACCACGTATGCGGCTTCATCAGGCATTATTAATGTTCATGCACCAGATCATGGGTTGACAAATGGAAGTACTTATAGATTTAGAGGAGCACCAACAACTTCAGGCACTTATGGTGATCCAGGCAGCTTTGATGGTATAGCAGGATCAAATATTGCATATGCTTCAGGTTATGCTATTACTACAGGTAAATATGTTAGCGGTGATAGAGACACGGATTTTACAACAGATTGGTTTTATTTTACAGTTAACACAAACACTGCAACAGCAGGTAGCGTGAAAGGAGGAGGGTTTCCGGTTTCAATAGGACCAGTAACTCTTAGTGCATAATGGCAGGATTTACATACGCAACACTTACAACAGCAATTCAGAACTATACTGAAGTAGGAACAGGCGTACTTTCAAGTACGATTACTGATCAATTTATTGATAATTCAGAACTTAGAATTCAAAGAGAAATTCCAATTGACGCAGATCGAAAAGAAATGCTTTGAAATTTAACAGCTTCAAAAGATAATGTTTATGCTCCTGCGGGAACTTTATTTGTTAGAGGACTTCTAGTTTATACT